AATAATAAGTCTTATGGTAATCATAAAATTCATCCTGAAGAATTAGCTAGACAAGCTCATGTTAAAGGACACTTTGCAGCTAAAGAAAGAGATGAATTTTTTAATGAAGTATATGGAGAAGTTTTAATAGATTATTTTATAGAATGGTTAAAAACTGATCCACATGAAACTAAATCAAGAGAATTTCTTTATTCTTCTGCTATGGCATTAGGCAGTGTAAAAGAAAAAATGATTAGTTTTGAGACTTATGGTAAAAATATACCACACATGGAGGACAATAATGAGAGAAATTGATTATAAAAAATTAATAATTAATATAGATGATATGATAAATACAATGGAGTATGATTCAATGAGGAGTGCAGGTAAAATGAAATTAAATTCAGATACTTTATTTTATTTACATAATCTTAAATCTATATACGAAAATAAATTACCAAAAACACCTAAGAAAAAGGAGGTGAAGAATGGTTGATAAGAATACCGAAGCAACAACAGACTCTACCCCACCTAGGGATGACTCTATCGCAACGGATAGTCGAACTGAAGAAGCTTTGCTGGCTGATATTGTAAAAAACTCTGAGTTTGTACAACCTCTAACCGATGAGCAAGTTCCTGAAGACGACACAGCTGAAACTGAATCAGAAGACCCAGATACAGAAGAAGCTATACCTGAAGAAATTGAAGAAGAAGATAATACTGAAGAAAGTAAAGAAGTAGTTGAGGATGATACGTCTACCCAAGATACTTCTGTATTTACTCCTGAAGAATTAGACTTAGACTCACAAGTTGCTATTAAAATAGATGGCAAAGAAACTAATGTGTCTTTTAGTGATCTTATTAAAGGTTACTCTACTGAACAATCTCTTTCAAATAAGGGTCGTGAACTTGGCGATGCAAGAAAACAATTAGAAAATGAATTTGGAAAAAGATTTGAAGAAATCAAAAATTTATCAACTGCTTCTGCTGCTTTGCTTTACAAAGATGAACAATCATTAGCAAAAGAATTTCATGATTTAGAAAGTAAAATTCAAAAAGCTAGAGACGAAGGTGATACTTATGAGATTAATGATCTTAAAGATAAAAGAGAACAAACTCAAAAGAATTATTGGAATCTTAGAAAAGATCGTGAAGCTTTAATGACAACTGTTAAAAAACAAAGCGAAGAAATACAGAAGAAACAATGGGAAGAGGGATTAGTAAATTATAATAAAGAGATTAATACTTTAATTCCTGATTATAATGATAACTTAGTTAAAGATATAAGGGAATTTGCTTTAAAAGAAGGTTTGCCTGAATCTTTAATTGATACTGTTATTGATCCTAACATTGTTAAATTTGTAGATGATTATAGAAGATTAAAAAAAGGTATTAATACAGGTGTTGCAAAAAGAAAAGCAACAACAGTTAAAAAAGTACCTGTTAAAAAAGCTAAATCTATAAATCAAAAGAAACTTGATAAAGAAGCTGTTATAAGAAAAAAGGCTTTATCCGAAAATTCTTCCTCAGAAGACCAAATGGCTTTTCTAAAAGGACTTGCAGAGCGATCATTAAATAATATTTAATATTTTACGGAGGTAAAGTAAAATGACAACTTTATTAGGTGCTAGAGGCACTGGTGGACCACAAGGTCCTGCAAGAGGAACAGGCAAAGACGTTTCTCAAAGAGAAGATCTTGCCGATTTTATAACAATGATTACACGAGATGAGACACCTTTTATTGGCTCAATCGGTAAATCAAAGTGTACTGCTATTTATCACGAATGGCAAACTGACGAACTAGAAGCTCCTGGAAATTCCAGAATAGCTGAAGGTCAAGACTTTGTTGCACCTGCTGACGGAGGAGGCACAGCCACTCCAACTGTAGGAAACAAGTTTGCTGAGACTGGTCCGTTTAGAACTCGACTTGGAAACTATACACAAATCAATGGTAAGACTATTGCTGTGTCTGGAACAAGAATGGCAGTTGACCAAGCTGGTGTAGCTGATGAGTATGCTTATCAACTTAAAAAGCGTGGTACAGAATTACGAAGAGATTTAGAACAAGATATGGTTCACTCTTTTAACGTATCTGCTGCTACAGGAGTACAAGGTAACTCTGCAAGATCTGCAGGTAGTTACCAAGCCTTTATTAACGTTGCTTCTACTATTAAGCTATTAGGTGGCTGGGGTAGTGCTACTAATCAAGGTGATGGAACTGGTGTTATTAAATCTGGTTCTTCTGCAGGTACTGCTCCTGCTCTTGGTTCTCTTGCTTTAACAGATATCGATTCTGTTATGCAAAGTATTTACCAAGAAGGTGGTAAGGCTACTAGAGTAATGCTTTCACCAAAACTACGAAGAGACTTTTCTGACCTTATGGTTAGTGATACTGGAGTAGTTAGAAATCTTGATGAAAAAGGAAAGCTGAGACAATCAGTTGACGTTTATATGTCTGATTTTGGTGATATTATGGTAGTTCCAAATTATATTATGGGTCTATCTAATACTAAAATGTTTAAGAGATCTGATAACAGTACTGATCTTAGTGCTGCTACAGAGCTAAAAGACTTTAGTGCTCTTATCTATGATCCAATGTGGTTTGCTACTGCTTACTTAAGACCTCTACAAGAGGTTGACGTAGGTCAACAAGGTGATTCAACCAAAGGTATGATGGTTGAAGAATGTACACTTGAAGTACGTAATCCAAAAGGCTGTGGAGCAATCTACGGACTTAATTAATATTAAAGGGGTAGTCCTAACTGGGCTGCCCCTATTTTTTTATGGAGAATAGTATGAATAAAAATAAATCACCAGCAATTAAAATTCAAGAAATTGATGCAGAATTAATGAAGAGAATGTCAATGGGTAAAAAAAAATTAAAAAAAGCAGTTATGGAAAACTCATATGGTAAAAGAAGTAAATACTATAATAAAGGTGGTTACGTAATAACAGGAAGATAATTAACATAACGGAGGGAACAATGTACGTTATAAAAACAAATGCAGGGAATATATTTCCAGTAGAAAAATGTGTATATAAAATAGGACCAGCAACGAATGGTGGTTATAAAATAACTCACTTAGAACTTATGAATGTCAGTGGAACTCCAGATCCAGCATTACAAGCTAATGATCTTGCAGCTGCAACAGCTGGAGACTTACTAGGTTATATAGGTAAATCAGGTAGATTTACAGCTATAACAGAACCTGCCACTTAATAGGAGAAGAGGACATGGCTGAAGAAAATGAATTTAAATTTCAAAGTGCTACTGTAAATCCAAAAGAAAGTATTAAAGCTGGATTTGATTTAAGCACTGGTAATTGGGAAGCAATACAAGATATTACCCAATATAAAGAACATGTAAAATTAGAAAAAGAAAGACAAGATTACTTTGGATTAAAAAACAACCATTCTAAATTTCGTAAGATGGCTACTATACCTGATATTGTTGCTATTAAAATAAAAGAAGATCATGGAATAGATTTACATTCTACTACTTTTATGAGAGACAGAGATAGAATGAAAAAATTAAAATACATATTAAGAACAGAGTATCCAGAACTTCTTATAAATAGTTAGGAGATAATTATGGCAAGAACTTATACTAACTTTGTAGGATTAGTTAGAGGTTGGATAAATAAAGATACTACAGTTTTATCTGATGATATAATAAAAGATTGTATGAGATATGCAGCTGATAATGCTTACAGAAAATTAAGAGTTAGTGCATTAGAACAAACTGTTACTTATTCAAAAACAGATTTAGAAAGTGCTACTACTTCAGCAGATAATTTAGGTCTTAGTAAAACTGAATTAACAATTCCTACTGATCTTATTGAATTTATACAGCTAAGAGAGATAGATGATGAAGGAAGGACTTGTCGTATATTTAATGAAAAAACAGATCTTAGAACTTTTAATGATGGATTTGCAGAAAAAACACAAGCATCTTATTGGTCAAGAGTAGGTAATGTAATTATTTATTCTCCTGGATTTAATACAGGTAGAGTTTTATTTACTCCAACAAAAACAGAATTACACTATTATAAAAGACTTCCAGCATTAAATGCTAAATATGATGTTACTCCTGCTAACTTTGTTGCAGGTTATTTAACAGAAGATGCTGATAATGGAACAGCTAGATTATACTTTTTAAATGGAAATTCTACTGCATATACTACTCAAGCATTAGCAGAAGCAGCATTAGCTGTAGGAACAAATAAAGTTACTTCTGAAGTTGTTAGTATAACTAATAATAATAGAGATATTACAATGGATACTGTATCAGCACAAGCAAGTGATTTAGCAGTTGGTATGTCTCTTTCAGGAGCTAGAGTAAGCTTAAATAATGGTGCTCAACCTGTAATATCTAATATTGTTTCAACTAGCCCAACAGTAAAAGTAACAATGAATATTGGGCAACCTAGTTTATTAACTAATGATGCTTTAGTATTTTCTAATACCAATAGTAAAAATTATTTAGGTAATGAAATATCACATTGGCTAAGAGATGAAAATGAAAAGACATTATTATATGGTTCTTTGTCTGAAGCATTTTATTACTTACAAGATGATGAACAAGCTGAAAAATATAAAAAATTATTTTTTGAAGAAATAACACTTCTTAATGATGAAGATAATAAGAGAGGAGCATCTGGAGGAAATGTTCAAATAAACTTTAATGGTCGAGGGTTAATTTAATGTCAAACTTTAGTTATAAAACTCCTGCAAGTCCTGATACTTCGGCTTTAACAGGATCAACTTCTACTAATTCTTTAGGAAGTTTATTTACAGCAACTACTACTGGTGTTCAAACAGTATCTGCTGTAATCTCAACTATTCTTTCAGATAATAAAAAAATAGCTTTTGAACCTTATAATAATCAGTTTACTTTATCAGATGGTACTACAGGATATTCAGCATTACATTATGCTACAACTATAGAACTCACAGGATTAGATGCGTTAGCCAATGTTAATATAACTAATATTGCAGATAACGAAATTATTTCTTATGATAATGCTACTTCAAAGTTTATTAATGCTAAATTAGCTTTTGATAATATTGCTTCAGGGGTAGTGCTTGATAGTGATACAATGTCAGGTACAAGTGCTACAACTCTTGCAACTTCTGAAAGTATTAAGGCTTATGTAGATGCTCAAGTTACTGCTCAAGATTTAGATTTTCAAGGTGATTCTGGTGGAGCACAGTCTATAGATTTAGACAGTGAAATATTAACATTAACTGGTGGAACAGGTATAAATACTACAGGCTCTTCTGAAACAATAACTTTTGCTATTGATGATACAGTAGCTACATTAGCAGGTAACCAAATTTTAACTACTAAAAGTATTGATGCTGACAATAATACAATATCAAATCTAGAAGTAGATAATTTAAAATCAGGTGTATTAGATACTGATCTTAATAGTGCATCTTCAAATGATGATACTCTTGCTTCAGCTAAAGCTATTAAAGCTTATGTAGATAGCAGAGAAGATGCTCATGACGAATTATCAGAATTAACAGATGTTAATATAACTTCTGCTGCTGACGGAGCTATGTTGCTATATGATACAGGTACATCAAAATGGATTGATAATGTTATGTCTGGTGATGCTACTATGCTTGACACAGGAGCTATTACTTTAACAGATGGAAATTCTACTAGAACTAATTTAGGTTTAGCTATTGGTTCAGATGTACAAGCTTACGATGCAGGATTAGCTTCTATTAGTGGATTAACTACAGCTGCTGATAAAATGATTTATACCACTGGCTCTAATACTTATGCAGTCACTGATTTAACTGCAACAGCTAGAACTCTACTTGATGATGCTGATACTAGTACGATGAGAACTACACTTGGTTTAGCTATTGGTTCAGATGTACAAGCTCATGATTCTGACTTAGATACTTTAGCTGGGTTATCTAAAGCAGACAATAACTTTATTGTTGGAAGTGGATCTGCATGGGTTGTTGAATCAGGAACTACAGCTAGAACTTCTTTAGGATTAGGAGCTACAGCAGTTACTGGAGTAGATGATGCTACAATAGAAATTGACTCTTCTAATCTAAGAGTAAAAGCTGATGGTATAAATGATACACATATTGATTTTGGTACTGGAACTAATCAAGTAAATACTGATGATTTAACTGAAGGATCAACAAATCTTTATCATACAACTACAAGAGCTAGAGCTTCAGTAAGTGCTACAGATGGTGGAGGTGATGGTTCTTTTGCATATGATAGTTCAACAGGAGTTTTTACTTACACAGGACCAAGTGCTTCAGAAGTAAGATCTCATCTTAGTGCAGGTACAGCCCTTACATATAATAGTGGTGTATTTGCAGTTGATCTCCTTGATGAAGATAATATGGTTAGTAATTCAGCTACAAAACCTGCTTCACAACAAAGTATTAAAGCATATGTTGATTCAGTAGCTGAAGGATTAGATGTTAAAAATTCTGTTAAAGTAACTACAACTGCTAATATTACTTTAGCAAATACACAAACTATAGATGGTGTTTCATTAAGTGCTGGAGATAGGGTACTTGTAAAAGATCAATCAACTGGTTCTCAAAATGGTGTTTATGTTGTAGTAAACGGAGGTTCTTGGACAAGAGCTACAGACTTCGATTCAAATACAGAAGTAACAGATGGAACATTTTTCTTTGTAGAACAAGGCACATTATATGCTGATTCAGGTTGGGTATTAACAACTAACAATCCAATTACAGTAGGATCAACAGCTTTAGTTTTTTCACAATTCTCAGGAGCAGGACAAATTACTGCAGGAACAGGTTTAAGTAAATCTGGAAATACAATAAATGCTGATGATGCTACAACTTCTGCAAAAGGTATTGCAAGTTTTAATACAAATCATTTTACAGTGTCTTCTGGTGCAGTAAGTGTTAAAACATTAAATCAAAGTACTACTGGTAACGCAGCAACAGCCACTGCTTTAGCTTCTGCTGTAGATATTAATGGAATAAGCTTTGATGGCTCTGCAGATATTACTGTAACATCTGCTGCAGGAACTTTAACTGGTAACACACTCGCTTCAGGTGTTACTGCATCAAGTCTTACTTCTGTTGGAACTATTGCAACTGGTGTTTGGAATGGAACTGCAATTGCTGATGCTTATATATCTTCAGCTAGTACTTGGAATGCAAAGCAAGATGCTCTTACTTTTGGAATAGCAGATAATAATGCAGTTAAAATAACTGATGCTGATGCAGCTAATAATGACTATGCAAAATTTACAGCTTTAGGAATAGAAGGTCGTAGTTATGCAGAAGTTATTTCTGATATTGGTGCTATAGATACAGCTGGAACAGGATTAACAAAGTCAAGTTCTACTCTATCTGTTAATGCCTCACAAACACAGATAACAGCAATAGGAACAATAGGAACTGGTGCTTGGCAAGCAACTAACATTGCGATAGCTCATGGTGGTACAGGAAGTTCAACAGCTTCAGGTGCTAGAACAAATTTAGGTGTAGCAGTTGGATCAGATGTACAAGCTTACGATGCACAACTTGATACTCTTTCTGCATTAACAGCTAATCAAGTAGGAGGATTAGTAGATTTAGCAACACTTGAAGCACCAGCATCTGATGGACAATTTATAGTTGCTACAGGCTCAGGAGCATTTGCATACGAGAGTGGATCTACAGCTAGAACTTCGCTAGGGCTAGGAACAGCTGCTGTATTAGATTCTGTTGATGAAGATAATATGGCTAGCAACAGTGCTACTTTATTACCTACTCAGCAATCTGTTAAAGCATATGTTGATGCTAATTCTGGAAGTAATCCTACAGGTGCTCAAACAGGAATTACATCAATTTTAAATAATAGTCTTGTAGTTGGTCGTGATGCTGATAATGATATAGACTTTGCTACAGATAATCAAATTATTTTTAGAGCAAATGGTGCAGATCAGATAAAACTTATTGATGGTGCTTTAGTTCCTGTTACAGATAATGATATAGATTTAGGTACTTCTAGTTTAGAATTTAAAAATTTATATATAGATGGCACTGCTAATATAGATACTGCCTTTATTACCACAATTACAAGTGCACCAAAACTTACAAACAATTATCTTTGGATGGGTGGTGATGGTCAAATTATGTATTGGGGAATTAACTTTGAAGTAACTTTAACTCATATACATAATGAAGGGTTGCGTTTAAATACTGACAAAACATTGTCATTCCGTGATAGTGCAATCAATATTGGTTCACCAGCAGATGGTGATTTAGCTATTAATGCTGATGCTGAAATAGAACTTAATTCAACATTAATAGACATTAATGGTGCTGTTGATATAAGTAATGGATTAGCTTCAAACACAAGTGGTGCTGATGCAAATAGTGCATCTGACCTTTCTGGTGATTTTGGAACATGGATCCGAGTTGGTGATGGTATTGGCAACAAAACCATGAGTAATGGTACTGGATTAAAAATAGCTGATGCTGGTGTTGTTCATTGGTCAGTTGGTCAACTTGCTGGACATTTTAGAATATCAAAAACATCTGCTGATAAAGATGAATTATTTCCTTCAAGCAGAAATGATTATTTTTCTATAAATAATTCTACTGGTGTAACTTCATTAACTGGCTTGACTGTCGCAGCTAATACTGATGCAACCACTACATTAGGTAGAGCATTAATACATTCACCAACTTCAGATGCAGCTACATTTAGTCATGTAGATAAAACTTCATTAAATGATTATGCATTATTACAATCTGCTAATGGTACAACTTATGTAAATGCATCAAGTAGTCGATCTATTAACTTTAATATTAATAATAGTAATGTTGCAGCTGTTAATTCTAGTGGTTTAAGTGTAACAGGAGCAATTAGTGGTGACTCTTTAGCAGTTACAACTATTAGCACAACTGGTGGCATTGATGTTCAAAATTCAGATACAACATTAACAAGAGTAAGTGCTGGAGTAATAGCAGTAGAAGGAAAAAATTTATCAACAGTAGATGATGCAACAGCATTAGCAATAGCGTTGGGATAAGGAGAAAATAAATGGCAAATACTTTTAAAGTAAAAACAAAGACAGGAGCACCTACTCAAGCAGGTACATTTGTTGATTTATATACAGTACCAGGATCTACTACAACTGTTGTGTTAGGTCTTGTACTATGTAATCTAGATACATCACAAAGAACAGTATCAGTAAAACTAGATCCTGATGGTGGAGATACAGTTTTATTATTAAAAAACGTACCAATACCTGCAGGAGCCAGTCTTGAAGTTCTTTCAGGTGGAAAGATAGCTTTAGAGACTGGAGATTTAATACAAATAGATTGTGATGTTGCTACTAAGATCGATGCAACATTAAGTATTATGGAGATGACGTAATGGGAATGATTGGTAATCAACCTGCAAATAATTTTTTAGCAGTTACTAAAGATACGTTTGATGGTAATGCCTCTTCTTATACACTATCAAAAGCAGCAACAACAAATGGTGTAGCAGTATATGTTGAGAACGTAAGACAGATACCAACAACAGCATACTCAGTAAGTGGTACAACTCTAACTTTTACAGGTACTACTCCAGCAGGTACAGGGAATGTTTATGTATTACATCACAACACACCTGCAAGTACGGCAACACATCCTGCAGCACAAGACTTAACTGCGGCAAATGCTACTATAACAGGTACCTCTACATTAACAGGTGCAGTATCTACAGGAGCAGGATTAACTGTAGCTAATGGTATAACTCTTAGTGATGGAAATATAACAGTAGCAAGTGGTCATGGAATAGATTTTAGTGCAACTGCTAATTCAGGTGGCAGTATGTCTAGTGAACTTTTTGATGACTATGAAGAAGGCACTTGGCAGTGGACACTTACAGATGGAAGTAATAATGCTACTCCTACAGCAGGAGGTTGGGGTACTGGCTATTATAGAAAGATAGGTGGTTTAGCTTATGTTACTGCTTACATAAGAATATCATCATTAGGAAGTGCTAGTGGAGATATGAAAATTACTGGATTACCTTATACATCTTTATCTGGAAATACTATAGGAACTGCATCTGGTTTTGGTTGTGGAAGAGCAACAAATTTAGACATTACTGCTTTATCTTCTTTAGGTTATCAAGTTGGTGCTGGTGTTAGTGAAGTTCTATTAAGAGAATGGAATGATTCTGGAGGAACAACTGCATCATCTTCTGGTTCATTAAGTGGTGATGCAATATTTATAATGACAGTAATATATCCAACTGCATAGGAGTAAATTAAATGGCTAATGGCGATATAACAAAACAAATAGAATACGATAAAATAGAAGTTGTAGATAATTGGAATGTCCAAGTAAGAGAAGCAACTGTAATTAAAGAAGAACAATCTGATGGAAGTAAGAATGAACTTAGTCGTTCATTTAAAAGATTTGTTTTAGTTCCTTTTGCATCTTCATATAAAACTAAAAAAAATGAGCAGGGAAATTTTGTTCCAGACTTAGATGAAAATGGTAAAGCACAATGGACACATACTCCAACAGATTTATCAAGCCAAAATGCAAAGGTAAAAGCCATTGCTGAAAGTGCTTGGGATAGTGACACTAAGACAGCATACAAAACATTTAGAGAAAGTCAAGATATTTTATAGGAGAATAATATGTCATACATAGGCAAAACAACAGATGGATTTGGTGTACGAGATAGGTTTGTATATGTTGTAAGTGCTGGAGCTACATCCGTATCTGGAGCAGATGCTAACGGAGCTACATTAAAATTTACAGATGGTGCATATGTTGATGTATATCTCAATGGTGTATTGCTTAAACCTACAACAGATTATAACACAAGTACAGCTAACACAATAGCAGGGATATCTTCTATGTCTGCAAGTGATGAAGTAACTGTAGTAGTATATGATGTGTTTACAGTAGCTGATACAGTAAGTGCTACAAGTGGTGGTACGTTTGTTGGTAATGTTACGTTTAATGGTGACATATCTGTAGGAGATGACGTTAGTTTAGCATCTGATGGAGCAGTATTAGGCTTC